GTGTTGGAAGCTCTTGCCATGATCTGAAGCTACGCCGGCAGGAATACCCTCAGCACCCATGAGCTTCTGATACTTGTAAATAGCATCTAGCTTATCTTGGGCAATGTAAGGAGCAATCTTGCAGTTAACAAATCCAACTGGAGCAATACGGTTCTTGAGATTGCGAACATCTGTTGCTGCCTCGTTAGCTCGCTCTGTCCAGCCAAGGCTCTTGTAAACATCGGCCTTCTGCTGAGTCAGCTTGGTGATTGAATTTTCCTTGACAGGCTTGCCAGATAGAAGCGCATTATGGTCTTCATCGGTCAATGCTTGTGATACAGAGTCAGAATAGCGTTGCTTCTCAAGCTCGCTCAATGGATTTAATCCATGAGCAATGTTGTACTTTGCTGCACTTTGAGCAACTTGACTCTTGAGGTAATCGCCAAGACCAGCACGAATGATTTGGTGCAAAGCCTCAGATGAAGCTACGCGTAAACCAAAGCCTGCTGAGAACAATGTCAGTGGTGCAAAAATCTTGTCTGTGTAAAAAGTAAAGCCGTCATCCAGCTTCTGATATAGAAGGCTGTGGATGGTTGCTTGGCGCATCGCGTTGCGAAGCTCTTTGAAATCGATAAATGCGTTTTCGCCTCGTTGCCATGACCATTGTGCAACGCCTTGTACGCCGCCATCCTTCATGGCTACATAGCCAGTTGGACGACCCTTATGGTCATGTCCGTAGATGACGTTAGACAACTCGCCACCGTCAGTAGCGCGCTGCGCCTGAGACATGACACGATTAACAATGTTATCGCTTGCTGGAAGGCCAGCATTCTTGACAGTTTCCTTGACAAGGTTAGCGTACATCTCTTGCTTGGTAGCAAGGTCTGGCTCAAGCATAATTTTCGATACATGCTCTAAGGCAAGATCATGTGGCATAGAATAGCGAGCCATGTTGTAAAGCTGTGGACCAAGGCCAGGGTCAGACCAAGTAAAGTTTTTGCCAGACTGCTCAAGTGTCTTGAGGTTGACAGACAAAGCCTTGTAACCGGTAAAGGTACGAACCTTGCCAGCCAATGCTGAGATAGCAGCATCTTTAGCGCCACTAAGGTCAAGTAAGCCTAGCTTGCCAAGAACGGTAGGAATACCGCCTTGCAAGGTTTGCTTCTGAATACTGCCGTCTGGGTTAAGTTTAACTTCACCGTTTTCATCAACTACGCTGACAGTTTTTGGCAACAGCAAGTTACGTTCTTCGTTAATGCTTGTGCCTTGCTGGCGAATACGCTCAAGCCCCTTGTCAACCAAGGCGCGAGCAAATGTTTGAGTAGGAAGAATCAGGGTATTGCGAGGCAACGCATCTTGAGCTACAAGCTCAGATGAATACAAAGACTTGCCTAGCTCGCCAACAACTTCCTCTGGTGTAGAAGCCTTAGCCAAGCGGCTTGCTTCATAAGTGGTAAATTGGCTTGATGGGAACAGTCGTTGAATCTCGATAGGGTTATCGGTCTTTGCGATTGTATCTACTGCACGACGGAAAGATGTGTTAAGTGGGTTGGCGTAAGCGTCAAGAACCTGTGAGCTATTAAGTGCCTTGCCAGATGTGGAAACAATAAAGTTGTTAATTGAGCCTGATTGTGAAGCAATAGGCAAGGTAGCACGAATCTGTGCAGGTGCGCCATTGGCATCTAGGATTGTCTTGCCAGTATCATCAACCGCTGCGCCGACATACTTACCAGACTTGAGAGCATTGTTGATTGTGCCAGCTTTAGCCAAAGGATCTGCGTTAAAATCAAAGATGGCGTCAGTAACGCCAGAGATGGTCTGACCAAAGCCATGCTGAGTATCTTTCAGCGCGCTAAAGCCAGGTACATTAGAAATAAGATTAGCTACATCTCGCCCAGGAGACACCATGTAATTTGGGTCATTCGACTTGGCGATTGAATCTTTGAATGTAGGCATGAGGCGAGCAAGGTCTTTTTCGCCTGCTAATGCCGCGTCAGCTCCTAGAGCTGCGCCTGCTGGTCCACCAAGAAATCCACCGGCAACTCCGCCACCAACTACGCCGAGCGTAGCTAATACGCCTTGCCAAACACTATGGTCTGTATAAACGCTGTGGAGAAATTTGTAGTCTTTTTGAATTTCTTGCAAAGGCTTGTTAGCCCAATTCATAATCGTGCCGACGCCTGGCACTTTCTGCACAGTCTGGACTACGTTATTGAGAATGCCTTTAGCGTCGCCAAGAATTGTTCCCCAAACACTCTGGGAGTTGTAATTCTTTTGATGATCCGCAAGAGCTTGCGCGTATGGAGCAATGCTTTGCGTTGCGGCAACAGTATTAACAACATCAGGATTACCACTGGCAATGGCGTCAGCCATAACCTGTGGCGCCTTCTGCGCTACTTCTGGGTGTAGTCCTACTGCATTATTCGCAACATTAACATTGGCAGCCTGTGATGGCGCTGGCGTTGGAGTAGCGGCAGGAACTGGTGCGTTATCTGCCATAAATTAAATGCCTAACGTCGCGGCTAATTGCTTCAATGCTGGGGATGCGTCTGGATGTTGTGCCAATGCCTGAACGGTTTGCTTAGCAGATTGTCCACCTGCTGCGGCTGCACTGCCAGGGTTGATTCCTAGAATAGAAGGACCGAATCCTGGACCTGATGCAGCACCAGTTGTTACTGGTTCGTCAGGGCGTTGGGTAGGAGCAGTCAAAGGTGTAACTTGAGACTGCTGTGCTGGAGCTGATTGTGCGGCAGCTCCTGCAATGGTTGATGGAGACAATGGCTTGCCTGGGTTTGGCGTAGCACCCATAGGTGCTTGCGCTTGCAGGTTAACTAAATCCTGTCCATCACCATAAGACGGCATGCCTGAGACATACCGAATTGCTTGCTTTGATGCTGGTCCGCCATCGGTGCGTTGGCTTAAAGCCCCTGGGCCTGATGTCATAGCTGGCTTTTCTGCCTGTGGCATGACTATTCTCCCTCTTGTAAAGTCTCGATGGTGCGGGCTGCATACTCGTGGAACGATTCTTTATGATCCACGAAACTTGCTTGATGTTCTAGCATTTGCGTAAGAACATCGAAACCGCTTGCTATGTCAATTAAGATTGCTGCGGTTGTGTCAGCGAGCAGGGCAAGTACATCCCATTTGGTTACCCGCGTGGGCGGCATGCCCTGCTCTTGTGACATTTTTTTATTTCATTGGCTTTCCGGCAGTTGTGCCTGTGCCGCGTGTGCCTGAAGGTTGCTTGCTGAAGACGATGTTAGCTGCGCCAGGCTTAGCTGGTCCAGACTTCTTCTGAATTGCAGTCTTCTGTGTTGTCGCTTGTGACGAACCATGTCCGCCTTGGTTCTTTGGTGAAGGAACCTTTGTTGTGAGGTTTGCCTTTGTTGTTGCCATTGTTTATCTCCTATAGGGATGAGTTTTCTCGTCAGTAACGTTAGGCTGGCGAGCGTCTGGCTACATTCGCAGATAACTGCGGCTGGCCAGAAGATGAAAGTCCTGCAAGCAGGTTCTGTAGTGCAGACCCACCTTGCGGTGCGCCTTGCGGTGGCATTGCAGGAGATGCCCCAGAAGGAGCCTGTCCTGGGGCTTGTGCCTCACCAGCGGCTGCAACTTCTGGGGATGCTACTGGTTGGGCAAATGCCTCAACAACTAGGTCTTCGATATTGTCGCCAGCTTGACGACCCTTGATGACCGATGCCATTGCTGTAAGAATCTTTGTAGGGTCTTGACCCTGCGCTGCCATAGCTGGCAGAGCTTGTGCATAAGAAGCCATAGCTGACATGAGCGAATCTCTCAATTCCTCAACTTCAACCTTTTCTTCTTCTTGCGTTACGTTCATATCCCATGGCATCTGACGGCGTAGGAAATCGCGTGAGATAAGTTTATCACCACGAGCTTGCAAACCAAACACCAAAGCACGGTTTGGATCAAGTCCTGCCATCATGCCGTATGAAACATCTACCCAGTAATCACCAGAAATATCTTTGCTTGGTGTGTAGGTAATCTCGTAAGGTGCGCCGGATACAACGCCGCGCACTTCCTTCTCAACATTGCCGAATAGCTTCTCATCCATGAGGAAGCACAGGCGCATGACTTGACGGAATACTTCTGAGAAGACTGCCTGTGCTGTCTTGACCTGTGTATCGAATCCACCCATTAGGGCTTCAACGCCACGACCTGTAACGATAGAACCAGACTGCACACCCATACGACCTTGTGGGTAGCGTGAGCCAATGCGAAGCTCTTGATCTAGTGTGGCTGCCTCTTGGAAGATACCGGCAGGAATATCAAGACCGACACGACGAATCTTCTCTGGATTAGCAGAGCGAATAGTTGCGTCTGGGCCAATCTCAAGAACGTTAACGTCAGCAGGCAAAGCAAATGGAGCCTGTACAGACTTTTGTGCTGCTTCCAGCTGCAAGGTAGCAAAGCGAGCCTTGGCAACCTGTACCCACATGATGTCATCGAATTGTCCGCGTTGGTTCTCATCGGAGTCGATGCCAGGGCGGATAGCGATGACGACAGGCAATTCACCGATAAGGTTCTTTGCACGGTCAAGGACAAGGTTGCTACGCTCAGGAACAAACAGGATGACTTCATCCTTGTCTTGATAGCGAAAGACTTCTAGCATACGCTCTGAGTTGCGGTTCTCGTAAGGTCCGCGAATGACAGATTCATGCTCCGGGAATTCGTTGCATAGCTCGCGTACTGTCTTGTTGTAACGCTTGCTGTAGGACAACAACTTGCCGAATCGGTCATACTCTGGGTATGCAGCGATTGGGTTGTCAATGCGAATCATTGGGCGCTTGTTTTCCCAGTCAGGCTCAATGATGAAAGGAAGCATGCCGAAGGTTACATAACGGTCTGCGCCTGTATACATCAGCGTTTGGAGGCGGCATGTATCGCGGTAACCTGCGGCAATCATAGTGCGCTTATCGGCCTTCTTGCGCGCACGGTCTGAGACAGAATCCGTAGAGTCGCAGTTGAAGGCTGGGAGTGGAGCAATAACTTCTGCCACGTCGCGGGCAGCAATGTCAATAAAGTTAGCCACCATAGGCTTAGGAAATTCGTCTGGGAACATTCCTGGGTAAACTTGCTGAATGTCACCTTGGCGGATTGCTTGCAGATCTGTCCAGCGAGCATCACGTTGATGGTAATGGTCGCGGAGCTTGCGTATCTTTACGCTTAGCTCGTCGATGTCAAGACTCACAAGTAACCTCCGTTAGCAGCCATCTTCTGTTGAAGCTGGGCATATTCTTCCAAGTTAACAACCTTGCGGCGCGCTAAATCCATTGGTGTAGCAAATGGATTCTTCACGAATGTTCCGCCATAGGCGCCTGCCTGATTGATGTAATCACGCATTTGTGTTTCAGCAAACCAGAGAGCCATTGGGCCGTCTTGCTTGTTCTTTGTTCCTGCCGACCAAGTGATAAGTTGTTCAATCAGGGCTTTGATATGTTCGTTGTCAGCTCGTGGCAATTCCAGAAGATTGTTCTTGAGGAACTTGCCTTGACTATCTACCGAGCCAAATAGCGGAGCCATAGAGGCGACGCCAAATTCTAAATCCATCTTATTGCCACCGGTATAGTGCTGGACAAGACGGATGCCTCGTGAGGCAAGGAACGAGTTGATTTGCTCGTCTTGGGTGAGGAATAGCTGGAAAGCATTCTTCTCAATGACCCAGACCTTTGGACTGTATTTCTCTGTCCATGAGCGAATCAAGTCACGAATAGCCTGCGGTGTCGGGGCGGGCATACGCGATGCCTCTAGCAAGTAACGCTTGCCTGTGGTTCTATCGCCAGCCATGATGACCGAAAAAGTATCGCCAGACATGGCAGGATCCATTGCAGCGACGATGTACTGACTGCTGAGATTCTCAGGATGTCCTGGTGCGCCAGGAATCAATGGGCCGATAGCCCGCATGCCGCTGACAGAACCGCGTACACACTCAGGAGAGAAGATAGCGGTTGACTCAACATCTTGTTGCTGGTAAACCATCGCCCAAGTCTTTGGGTCAATCAAGCCGCGACGGCGGCGTAGATGTTCGCCGGACCAACGTGGGTACAAACCGTTCTCGTCTGGCAGGGTATCGTCTGCATCCCATGGACGGTCAGACTTAGGCCAGAGGGTAACCCAATCCTTTGGGTCATCGGCAAATTCTAAAACTGCCGGCATGGCAAGGTACGTCCATGGCGACTTGTTATCTGGGTAACGCTCAGGGTTACGCATCTCGCGGTATAGATCCATTGGGTCTACGCGAGTGCCGACAACCAAAATCTTTCCCGTTGGACCAACACGTGTCAAGACTTCCTGTTGAATCCAGCGAATCTGCTTTTCGTACTCGCCAGCGTTGGCAAGAGTCACGCAGTCGTCAAGGATGATTAGGTCAGCACGTGCGCCGTAAATCTGTCCGCCGATGCCGAGTGCCTGAAGCGTAGGGTCTTTTTCACCCGACTCGCGCTCAAGGTAAATGGCGTCTTGCGTCCACTTCTCAGCCGTGGCTTTGAAGCCTTCCACTGGAGCGTATCGTCTTTGAAGCTCTGCCCATTGGGGAGAGGTAAGCCGCTGCTTGACGGCATAAAGAAATTCCTTTGCCATCGACTGCGTCTTAGAGACAAGCTTAATTCGGACATTGGGATTGGTAACAATCCGATATGTCACATAGTCGATAGACACGGTCATGGACTTAGCATGTTCCGGTGGCATGTTAACCAAAACGTAATTTTTGAAGTTTGGCTCGTAGGTCATGTTGCCATGCAGCCAGGCGGGTTCGCCTTCCTCCAGCAGGGAGGTAATGTTACGTTGATGGTCGAAGGTCTTGCTGTTCAAATACTTGAGGCGAAATTCCTCAAAGCTGATATTGGCATCCTCGTCGGCGATAACGCCTTTTCGGCGCTTGATAACTCGCGCCAGATCAATCGCCTCTTTAAACTGAGGGTCGGATGCTCGGTAATACTCATAGGACTTGACGGACTTGCCGACTGCGCGGCAAGCGTCTTCGACGGTAACGCCGTCGTTGATTAGCTCAACGAGGCGTTTTTTTGCCTCAGGCGCGGACAAGCTAGCGCCTTCGACAAGGCGGTACTTCGATGCGTCTTTAATTGCCATTGGGTGAAACTCTCCTTTGGCATAAGTTTATAGGTATCCTACTGCGAAGCATTGCCTGTGGGCAATGTCGTGGATTGTTTAGGGGGCGCCGCCAGGCGCCGCCTGTCGTCTTGCCTATGGGTTAACGAGCAGGGCCATAAGCCCTGATCGGTTGTTCGTCTCATCGGCAACCTCGCTGTGAGGCTCGGCTGCGATGAAGCCGAACTAACGGAGCCGTATTTATTTTATCCCCTATATATACTAAGGCGGGATAAAACCGCTTTATCCCGCTTTGGATGGGGTGATTTATGTCACACGCTCTAAAGTCAGTATTTTATACTGCTTATGGTCAAAAAATAGTTTGTGCGCCGTCTTAATATGTGAGACAAAATACCGGTATATGGATCTAATATTTAGAAAAAATATTTTGGTGGATAGTTAATACATATATCACTCGTAGTTAAAAACCCTCGGGTTGAGCGTGGCACGGCTCGGCTTTGCCGATTATTACCCTGACCCTGACCCGTCAGAACATCGCGTTGACACCAGCCTTTGCGGCTCGTTTCGGGGCGATATTGCACCGTTATAGAACCGTTTCGTGGGCAGAACGGACGGTTTCGGGGCGTTAAGCGGCGTGTGTGGGAGGACTGTCCACCTGCACCAATCCGCCAATCGCCTGCCCCTAACCATGAAAATATCTTGCCGAATCATGCAACCGAACCGGTGCCGGATGCGTCTAACCTTATGGATTCGGGCAAGGTGCCAGGATCGGAAAGGGTAAAAGAATGGACATTGACAAGCTACTAGCAGGCCTGAAGCCTGCCGAACTAACCGCCAGCGAGCTGGAGACATGGCACCAATTCATCGAAAAATTGACACGCCGTGAAGGTTGACATATCCCAATTTCGGGTCAATACTTACACCATCGGCGCGAATGGCGCCGGTGGCTTATCCATCGGAAGGAAAATAACATGAAGGCAGAAGCACAAGGTCAGAAGCTCACTTTTACGTGTGAATGCAACGGATGCCGCAACTATCCGACACGTCCAGGTCAGATCTGGCACGAGAGCCAGATAGCAGGCAGGGCTAAAAGTTTCTACTTTAGCCGCGACACCATGAAAATATTCTCAAGCCGAATTGGTGACTTTAAGCCTGTCGGCGTCAATCCTGGAATGAATGGCAAACAAGGCGAGTTGTCGCTCATGGTCATCGTTTCCAGCCGTCACGATATTGAAGGCGCCGCGCGCTATTACGAAATTGTGACGATATGTCCATTTGGTGAGGTATCACGCGAATGGGATAGTAATAACGAGGATCCAATCCTTAAGTATCCTTCACTGGCTAAGGCTCGCGCTTCTCGCCGGTGGACGGGCAATATCGCCGCCATGGTGTGCGAATGCCACGGTTGCCAGTTAGATAGGGCGGGACGCTAATATGAAGCGGAAGCATGCGCCTGTCTATTATCACGTCCAATTCATCGCACGCGCCGGATTCTGGACGGCTATCTTTTACGCCGTTTGGATGGTAGTCACGCACCTATGGTTTACCGATACCGGCATCGCATGGACAACTAATCCATTCGGTAACTAGATCCAGCTCATAGTTCACGGCTCACGCCGTGGATTATGAGAAGGCGCTAGCCTTCATTCGTCAATCGAAAGGACATGAAAGAATGACTACAGCAACACTTACTAATGAGAAGGTAACCCTATCCGCCGCCGTACTTTATGACTTACTTACCGGCGCGGCTATTGCCGCCGATAGTGCTAAGGACGCACAAACACGACTAGGCGCCGTGTACCTAGTGGCAGAAGGTAACAAGCTCACGGCAGCGGCGACGGATCGTTACCGCCTGGTGGAAGGTGTAGCAGAATTGGACGCCGGCACACTGTCCGCGAGCTGCTTAACCTTGCAAGACGTGAAGCGCATTCTTACCGTGCTGAAGCCATATATCAAAATTACCGGCAACGCGGCTACAGTAGAAAAGGAAGGCTATAGCCTTACCGTTACGGTAAACGGCGATTCTGTCCTAGCTCATTCGCTAGATTACAGCCTGCCAGATTATGCCCCTATGATAAGCGATACCTTCTCCCCGCTGCCTAGCGTCTCGCTTAATCTTACGCTGCTCGCGTCGCTCGCTAAGATTCCGCACGATTTCAAGCAGCCTGTAGCTATCGGATTCACGGCAGAAGGTAAGGCTATCCAGATCCGCATGGCTCACGATTTGATTACGTGGCGCGCGCTGCTTATGCCTATGCGAAATAAGTAGTAGCGTAGTGGCGTGCTATGCGCCATAGGGCTAACCTATGGCGTGTAGCCTGCAACTAGGCAGGATTGCCGCACGGCGCGGCGATATTATCGGGAAGGGTAATACCATGTCACAAGATACGTTAAACAAGGTTGAGCAGCTTATCGAATCGGCGCCAGATAGATTCGCCGATATATCGGCACTCTATGAATGGAGCCTAAACTATGAAGCGGGAAATAATCCTTACGCGATATTTCTTGATCTAATCGGCTATTCTCACGAGCAGCTAGGCATGGCGTTATTTGGTGGAGACTTTAATAACGTCCTAGGCTATATGGAATTAGACTATTTGGCAGACGCGCTTAAAGTAGTAGCCAATTATGGCTTAGAAGCCTATTCTTATGCCGTGTCTCTCGTAGAAGCAGAAGCGGGAGAATAAGCCATGTCTAAAGAAATAACTATGGCGCAATTTTTTAAGCATATCGAGCTGCCAGACGGTAGCTATCTTACGTGCGCGGGTAACGCGGAAGCGCTGTCCTATGATCTATCTGGTGAGCGTCTAATAGATTCGCTAGGACGATATGGCTACCGCGCACACTTTAGCGGCGCTTATGTCTGCTACACGTGCGGGCACGTGTGCGAATGTGGAGAGGAATAAGCTATGAGCCAGATTATCGAACCTTGCCTAGACTGTAGCGCCGCCGCAACCGTCACGATTAAGCCCTACGGCGCCGGAAGCATGGCGGAAATATCATGCCCTAATTGCGGCATATCCTACGACACCAATTTAGACACGGTGCAATCATGATCCGCCGGTGCATAGATTGCGGCATCGGCTTAGCTTCTGGCGAGATATGCCAGCCGTGCCAGAATGCCCGCCTCGCACCGGTCTGCGGGGATTGTCTTTACCCAATCAGCGAGGAGTGTAATTGCGCCGATAAGTAGCCCCGACAGAACAGACAGTTACCCTGCGCCACGCGGCGCGGGGTAGTTGCCTTTCTAGGTACTTGACATACTACCGACCAGCTCGTTACCCTGCGCCTAGCAGGATATTCTTACCCTGACAGAACAGACATCACGAAAGGTGACGCTAGATGAATACCAAAGAACGGTTAGATAACATGATCAACGGTTTACACAATGCCGTTGCAGAGTCATACGAAAAAGGCTATTCCGATGCCAGCCGCGAGATTCTTGGCGAGGCTATTCATGCACTAGAGATTCGACTATCACAAGCAGGCGATAACATCGCACCTGGCCTAGAGTCTGCAATCGCTATCGTCAAGAGCTTCATCGCATGATTGTCATACTGATTGCCATACTCGCGGCACTTACCGGTGCATGGCTAGAAGGCAAACTCTCAGAGTGGGAGAACCGTGATATTTGATGTGGATTTACCAGCCGCCTGCAAAGGCATGGACGGCGATATGTGGTATCCAGAATCTATCAGGGTA